ATTAAAATCATTTTTTTAATAAATTATAAATAAAATAAATAATTTAAAAGATGACTTTAACATTTATTCTTGATTTAGATGGAACTATAATAGGTGATTGTGTATATCAATCTGAAATATTTAAAATATATTTAATATTAGCAAAATTAGGAATAAAAATAAAAATAAACGATATATTAGAAAATTGTTATAAAGATAAATCAAAATTATTAAGACCTTATTTTACTTATTTTATAACAAAAATAAAAGAAAATTATCCAACTTCTCAATTTTTTATTTATACAGCATCAGATAAAAGATGGGCAACAAAAGAAATAGAAATAATAGAAAGAAATCTTAATTTTAAATTTAATAGACCATTATTTACAAGAAATGATTGTATTCAAATACAAAATCAAGAAAAAATAGAATATAAAAAATCAATTGAAAGTATAAAAAAAAAATTAAAAGTTCAAAATCCTGAAATAATAATAATAGATGATAATGATGTTTATATAGATACAAATAATTTATTATTAAAATGTAAATGTTATAATTATAAATATTTTTGTAATTATTGGGAACATATACCAATATCTAAAATAAAAAATAAGATATTTATAAATTATTTGGGAACATTAATTAAAAATAAACGTTTAAATCCATTATATCAAACAATAACAAATAAACATAAATTAGAATATTATAAATGGTTATATGAAAAATGTAAAGATATAAATAAATCCAATAGAAAATATAAAAAAGATACATTTTGGTTAGATTTAACAAAAATAATAATAAATAATAAAATTTCAATAATGAATGAAACAACCGTAAAATTTATTAAAAAGCATTTGGAGGAGAACGACTACAATAACCAGAATTATTAAAAATGAAATATAACCAGTAGAAAGGACCAATAACAAGAGCAACAATTAAACCTAAAAATTTATCACTCATAGTTCCATTAAATGCAAAACAAATAAGAGAAGTTAAGAAACCTAAAATACCAGTAAAAACCCAAATTAAATAAATAAAACCAATTATAATACCAATAGTAAATGTAGAAACATTACTTTTATCAACATTTTCATCTTCAAAGCCTTCATATATCATTATTTATAATATATCCTATAAATAATTAAGATAAAATAATGATTTCATAATAATAAATGCACATTAAAAAAGCATCGCTAATATCATCTTTTTTTTTATGACTATTATAAATGTCTAAAAAAAATGAATTGTGATAATTGTTTTCTAATAAATATTTACAAAAATAAATAGATTCCATTTTATTTTGTTTATAAGATGAATTTAGAATTTCACCTTCATATTTATTAATAATATTTAATTTATGTTTAGGTGATAAATAAATAGTTTCAATATCATAACCGGAAAATCTACTAATTAATTTAAAATAAGTATTGATAGTAGTTTGAATAGTTTTCATTAAAGAAGTCATTTGACATTCAATAAGAATAATTATTTTTTCATTAGGATTAATTGATAATTCATGATTAAAAGTAATATCAAGAAAATCAATAGTATTATCAATAACATTTTGAATATTTGAATTTTTTTTTAAATTCAAATCAATTTTATTTAAATTTAAAAAATCTATTTTTTTATCTTTATCAATTCTAACAAAACAATAAGCCATATTTTTAATACCAATATCAAATGATAAAACTTGAACCATTATCTATTAACAATTAATATAAATTGTTCTTACATCACTTAAAATAGGACTATCTGGAATAGCTATTCTATAATGAATATGTTTATCTAAAATACCAGCTATAGGAACTTTATATTTATTAGGACAATGTATATGAAGAATAGCTTTTTTATTATTAATTATAGCAATTCCACTATTACTATAATCACCATAAGCATCTTTTGGATTATTATAAATACCTTCTTTTTCTTTTTGAGAATTAGCAGACCAATAGATTACTTTAGAACCATTTGGATAATCAAAATCAAGTTCAATTGTAAAATTAGATTTAGGTGGATACATTTCATTAGGAATTAGACCTAATGGATAAACAGTAGAACCTAAAAATGGTAAAAATGTTTCTTTAAAACTACTAATAAATATTATCATAAAAATTAAAATAATAGAAATTAATTTAAAGAACCAATAAGAATTATTTTTTGTGCTAATATAAATAGCATTAATAATAGAAATAATAAAAATAATAATTATAAAATAAAAATGTATCTGTAATTTTAACATTAAGTTCTAATAAATTATAATAAATTTAAATTTTTAATTAAATCAGGTATAGTTTTAAATTCTATTGTATTCTTAAGTCCTGTTGATTTATAATATTTATCAATAGAATTATATAAATCATTTACAAGAGTTTTAGTTTCTATCATAAATCCATACATACAAAGATTATTATCAATAATAAATTTATTTAAATCATTTGAATTAATATTGGGATTATTATGAATTTTTTTAATTTCATTAATATCTATATTTTTATATTTCATAAAATTATAATAAATAATTTCGATATAATAATTAAATTTTTCAGTTTCTTCAATTTCTAATTTTAATTTTTCATTATCAATATGAGGTATTTCATTTTCGATCATAATTTCAATTAATTTTCTTTTTGAAATTTTATAAATATTACCTTCACAAATCTTTCCTTGTTTTAGAAAGAAAATATTAATATCATTAATTAATTGTTTTTTTGATAATTTATTAAACATATAATAATAATTTTATTAAAACAAAAAATCATTTTTTATTTATATTTATTTCCTTTAATATTAAGAACATTATAATTTTTATTTCTAGCAAATTTATTAATAATTTGATATTCTTTCTTTATAAGTTCTTTATTTGAATTACATGGATATTCTAAATAAAGTTCAATATAACAACATTTCCAATTATTATTATAATTTTTATTTATATAATTAGAAATACTGGTATTATGAATTTTATGATTTGAAAATCTTGTTTTAAGACTTCTAATAGTACTACCAATATAAATATGATTATCTAATTTATCATAAAATTTAATAACATAAATTTTAGCATTTTTAAAACAAGACATAATATAAAAAAATTATTAAATAAAAAATCATTTTTTATTTTTAATAAAAAACAAAAATTAACTTGTTTTTATAACTTCTTATATATTCAATATCCACATCTAATTGTTATATTTCCATAGCTAATCATAATATAATCCTCACTTGTTTCAAGAATTTCACAGTTAGGTAAATATTGTTTAATTAAATCAGCAATTTCTTGAACGTTTGGATTACTTTCCATATCATCAAATTCAGTTATTGAAGATTGATAAATATTATGATTATTTAAAATAATTCCAATGATTTGATGAGCAATTATTAATGAAGTCATTTTTATCTCTTTAAAAATAATTTCTAATCAAAAAATCATTTTTATTAAAAAACTATATAAATTAATACAAAAAAACAAAACTTAATTTGTTCATTTTTTAATATAAATAGAATTCAATCAATTTATATTTTAATTTCAATATAATTAACTATTTTAATACCATAATCAAAATTACATAATAAACATTTAATTGAACAATTATTAAATTCAATAGTAAAATTTTTATTATCATTACCATTTTTTAAAATTGAACCTAATAAATTATTAACAACAGAATTTGCAATTTTGATGAAATCAGGTATTTCTTCACCTAAATAATAAATATATTCATTTATTTTTGCAAGATATATTGGATTAAATTCATTTAATAAATAATGAATAGATTCAATAATTTGTAAAACAATATTCATATCTCTTTTGCTTAATGACATGTTTAATTAAAATATAATAAATAATAAATGAATTCATATTTTAATTGAATAATAGTAAATTAACACAAAAAAAATGACTTTAAATTTATCTTAAAAAAAATAAATTAAATGAATAAAGGTTATATTTATATAAGAGATAATGAATGGTATAAAATAAAAAATGTATTAAAAGTAGGAATAACAAACTCAATAAAAGATAGAAATAATAGTTATATTACAGGAGAAATAGAAAGAGGAAAATTTATAAAAATTTTAGAATTAGATGTAAATAAAAAACAATTATTAATAATAGATAAATTATTAAAAATAAAATTTAAAAATTTAAATATTTATTTAAATGGAGGAACAGAATTTTATGATAGAATTATTGAAAATAAATTAGAAAATTTTTTAATTAAATCAAAAATAAAATTTAAATTAATAAATGAAGATGACATTAAAAGAATAAATAGAAAATCAAAAACTATTATTAATAATTATGAAAAATTATTTAAAAGTTTAATAGAACAATCAAAAATAATAAAACCAAAAGATTATCAACAAGAGGTTTTAAATAAAATTACTGATTATTATAAAAATAATAATATTGGAAAAATAATTTGGTCTTGTGGAATTGGTAAAAGTATTATGTCTATTTTAATAGTTAAACATTTAAATTTCAAAAAAATAATAATAGGAGTTCCTAGTTGTTATTTACAAATACAATTTGCGGAAGAAATTAGAAGAATTTATGATGAAATACCGATATTAATGATTGGAATAAATACGATAGAAGAAATAAAAGAAATATATAAAAAAGAGAAAGAATTATTTATAATTACAACTTATCATTCCTGTTATTTATTTAATAATTCAGATTTTAATTTTGATTTTAAAATTGCAGATGAGTGTCATCATTTGGTAAATATAGATAAAGAAAATAATAAACGATTTGTGGAATTTCATAAAATAAAGGCTAATAAAACTTTATTTATGACAGCAACACCAAAAATAATAAATAATTCAATTGGTTATTCAATGGATAATGAAGAAATATTTGGAAAAGTAATCGATGAAAAAACAGTAAAATGGGCTATCAAAAATAAAAAAATAACAGATTATAATTTAATTTTAATTAAAAATTCAATTGAGGAATTAGTGGAAATTAAAGGTAAATTAGATGATAATATAAAAAATAAGGAATTGTTTATATCAGCTTATATGGCTTTAAAATCATTAACAATATTTCCAACACATATATTAATATATACTAATAGCATAGATGATGCAAATTTAGTAAATAGTTATATTGAAGAAATAATGAATTATGATATAATAGATATAAATAAAGAAGAATTATATTATAAATCATTACATAGTGGAATAAAACAAGAAATAATAAAAGAAAATATTATAAAATTTGAAAAATCAAAATATGGAATTATTAGTTGTATTCAAATATTAAGTGAAGGTGTAAATTGTCCTATTTTAGATGGAATATGTATTGCTTGTAATATGATAAGTGAAATTAGTATAATACAGAAACTATTAAGACCAAATAGATTAAATAAAGAAAATCCAAATAAAATTGCTTATTATATATTACCATACATAGGCGAAACGGGATTTACAAATATTAGACATATAATAAATCAGTTGTCATTGATAGATAGTAATATAGAACAAAAATTAATAGTAAGTAGTATTACAAATAATAATTCAAAAATTGATTTAAGGATAAAAATAAAAAAGGAAAATTTTGAAATAATAAATAATGAGGAATTATTGCAAAAAATAAAATTAAAACTGCGACATAATAGAGATATAAGATGTGATTTAACAGAAGAACAGAATGAATATAATTATGTTCAGAATATAAATAAAAGTTTAAATTTAAATTCGAGAAAGGAATATTTAAATTCAAAAGAAATTCATGAAAATTATATAGAAAATCCGGAAAGTTATTTTATAAAGAAAGGAGTATGGATAAATTGGTGTGATTTCTTAAATTATGATACAAGTAAATTTATAAAAACAAAAGAAAATTGGATAAAATTTTGTAAAGAAAAAAATATAAATTCAATAGAAAGTTATAATGAGACAACTAAAATTTATGAAGAATTACCATTAGATCCAGAGGATTATTATAGAGAATTTACAAATATAGAAAAAGAATTAGAATTAAATATAAAAAAAAGAAGAAAATAAATTATTTATGATTTTTAATCATTTCAATTAATTCTTCTTTTTTCTTTTTGGAATATCCTTTAATACCAAGTGTTTTACATTGTTCTCTTAAATCATTAACTGTTAGTGATTTATTACTATTAGTATCTTCATTTTTAATTTCTTCTTTAACTTCTTTTTTAACTTCAATTTCAACATCTTTAATAGCATTTTTTGCTAATTCTTGAAGATAATCATTATAAATTTTATTAAGTTCTTTAATTTCTTTTTGTAATATCTCAATTTCATTAAATAAAGGTTCCAATTTTTCAATTAAAGATTTATCTTTAGGAATTTTTATTTTAATTTCTTTTAATTTATTTATATCAATATTATTTTGAATACTACCTCTTGATGAATTATATATAATATATTGATTATTATATAAATAATATCCAATATATTTTTTTATATTATCATTATCTATATTTAAAGATAAACCAGAATCATTTAAAAATATTTTATCATTAATAAGTCTAACACATTTTGAAGATAATGCAAATCTACTAATAATTATATTAAAACCTTCTCTATTATATTCATTTGTATAAAATGTGATATCTCCACCACCTAAAACACCATAAATACCTATTATATTATTTTTTTTAGTAATTCTGGTTCCAAATTCAATTTTTGAAATATCACCTAATTTAACATCTTCATAATCAGAATTTTCATTAATATCTTTAATTTTTAATTTAATTTCTTCTTCAAGTTCCTTAAATCGTTTTTCTTTTTCTTTTTTAAGATTTAGAGGTGTAGAAATTTTATTAACCCAATAATCAATTAATTCTTGAGTTTTAGGAATAGGAATTTTTAATTCTTCTAGATATTTTTTAGATAAATGTTTAATAGTAGAACCTGAAAAACCATCTTGTAATAATTTTTTATTTGCTATTAATATTGAATATATATATTTATTATAATCAGATTTAATTAATATATTATCTGCACTACAACTAAATTTATTATCAATTTTAATATTAGCAACTCCACCATTACCTATAATTAAACATTCTTCATTATAATCTGCTTCATCACATTTTTTAATATTATAACTTGATGTATAGAAATTATATAATCCTTCATCTTTACCAAATGAAGCTTGTCTATTAGATTTAGATAAAAATTCGCATATATCCCCAATTTTAACTAATTTAAAATCATCACCACAAATAATAGTATTTTTTTCATAATCTTTATAATTAAATGAATAATTAGTATTATTTAAAATATCAGTATTAGAAACAGTATTAATATAAATTTCTTTAATATCTTTAATATCTCCTTTACAACAAGATAAATGAATTTCATTTTCAAATTCAATAAATTCATCTTCATTATAAGTATTAATGATTAATTCACTAAATTCAATTTTTGTAGTAATATTTCCTTTTTCAAATATAATAATTGAAGTTTTAGTAGAAGTATTTTCAAATTGATTTTGAGGAATACTAATAATAGCTTTAAGATTGTAATTTTCAATAAGAAATTTACGTAAATCTTTATATTTTCCATCAAAAAATAATCCTTCTTTAAGAATACCAACAGCTAATCCATTATCTTCTAATAATTCCATCATTAACATTAAGGAACAGGCTTCTTTATCTTTTCCAATAAGCTTATTTTTACTTGCAAACATTTGTAATATTTTACTACAAGTATCAATATTAACTGTTTGTTTTTCATTTTCTTTTATTTCTGCTTTTTCTTCTAATTTAATTTTTTCTAATTGTTGTTTTCTGATTTTTTTAGTATCTTCATCAATATTACTATCAATAAGTTTTTTTAAATAAACTTTAACTTTATCTCTTTTTTCTTTTTTAGCTGATGTAATTTTTTTATCACCTCCATAAGGTGGATTAGTAATAATTAAATCAAATTTTGAACCAAATTCTAAAGTAAATGAATTAACTTTTTTAATATTATATTTATTTGGAAAAATACCATTAGATAAACAGTATAATTCAAGACGTGCAGAATTTAAAATATCTTCATTAATATCATAATGATAAATATTATCAATATTTTTTAACCAATCTATAGTAAAATTATTATTGAGATAATTCATATAACCAGTAGTAAATCCTCCACTACCTCCAAACATATCAATCATTTTTGGAATAGAACCATTAGATTTTAACTGAATATTAATTTTATTTAAAATAAAATCTACAATTCTTCTATTGGTAAAATATGCACCAAGTTCAGAAATAGATGTTTGATCTCTACCAATAAAATATTCATAAATTTTACCAGATAATAATTCATTAGAAGTTGCTTCTGCATCTTTAATAGTATATATTTGTTTAATTATATTATTATAAATATTAGGATTTAAATCTTTAGGAATTTCATAATATAATAATTGTTTTAATTTTTCATTTTCGAATATAAAATCTAGGATATCATCAATAGTTGAATTAGTTTTTTTAGAATCTTCATTAGCTAATTTAAGTAAATAAGAAAATCTGTGTTTTTCATCAAATAAATCTTGATTATAATCTTCAATTTTCATTAATCCATATAAAAAATTGAAAACTTTTAAAGCATTCATACCATAACCAATACCATTATTACGCATATAATTATGTATTTCATGAATTTTTTCCTTTAAACTTTCACGATTAGTAATCATTTTTAATATATAAAATAAAAAGTAATATTTTAAATCATTTTTTTATTTAATAATAATAATAAATGAATTATAATAAGGAAATTAAATTAATAGAAAAGAAATTATTAACATTAAGTGCGGAATTAATATCATTATTACCAGAAGATAATGAAATAATAAAAATAAAAAAGGAATATTATAAGAATTTAATGATTGCATTACAGATAATAAGAAATAAAGAAGAAGATTTAGAAAATAGTAATATAATGCGTCATTGTAGTTAAAATTATTTATAAAATAAATAAACTAAAGCCATAGAAAAAAATAAAATAAAAATATTAACTTTAAATTCGAGATAATTTAATTTATTATCTAATTTTTTAATTGCTTCAACAAATAATCCAGCTAAATTATTATAAATAATTCTATATTTACCATCATGTTTTTTAATAATTACTTCAGGCATAACTTTAATAACTTCTTGTGCAATTAAACCAGTATATCTATTATTATCATTAGTATCATAACGATTAAAAGTATAACCATTAATTTTATTAATTTTATCTAAGGGGTCTTTAATAATTTTAATATTATATTTATAAGAA